AAGTTTTTAAATCGTTTAACTTTCGTCATGGTTACACTTATTTTTAGTGCTCCAAGGTGAGGTTTCGCTTCTTTTAAAGTCAATAGCGCTACGCTTTACGTCTTTCGTTTTTACTAAACTATAGTGCTCACTACAGGTTTCGATAACCTTACCTAGCCAGTCGATACCAATAACGCGCTTTATCTTGTCGCCGTACTGGTTGAATTTCTCTTCATAGGCAAGCTTTGCCTTGAATCCAAGTTCACAAAACCCTTTCCAGCGTGAGTTATCCGCATGGTCACGCAAAGCTTCTAGCTCTTCATCAAATGCCGTATCCATTGCATTAGCGCGGCGCAATTGACGCCATAAACCCACCGATGGGGAGCCAGACTGTGAAAACTGTTTGATGCGGTGAATTCGCGCCCACGCAGTCGCAGAAAGTGCCGTTTGCTTTGCGTCACCCTCTGGCATGTGTGCGCCGTTAATGTTCTTAGAAATGTATTTAATGATGTAGCCCGTAGCGGTACCCAAGGCAGGGTCACAGGCTTTGATAGTGATACGAGGCGTAATATCGAGCTTACCGTCAATGATTAGCTCGCTCTTATCCTCTTCTATCGCAATACCCTCAATGATATTGATAAGGTCTTGTTTCTGGTCTGGTCGAACATACAAAAACATGTGGGCGTGAGGTGTGCCGTCCTTGTGAGGCTCTGCCACACGTAACCCAAACCATTGAATGTCAATCTTTGGCTTTTTGAACCAAGCGCGGGCAAGCCTCCATTTTTCCATCATCACTTCATGCGCTTCTTTCGGCGTGCAGCCATTCCACTTATCGGAATTGCGGTGATACTTACTCGGCAATGTCCAGTTAACAAACAAACCCTCATAACCCAATTCAATTGCTCGCTCTTCATCGCCACGACTGCGCACAACTAACTCAATGCGTCTGTTTTCTGGGTTGGCTGTGGTGCGCTTGACCACTTCTGCAAGGTCAAAGGCTTGTCCTGACTCTTCACTAAGCACTGACATAGAATTTACAAATTGCTCTGCTTCGATTTGCTTCTTTTCCCAACGGGCATAAGAGCGACTCGATACGTATTTGCGCTGGCCTTTTTGACCACCAACACGCCCCAAAGCAATTTGTGAATACTCGATGTACTGAGTGCGCAAAAACTTAAATTTTCGCACTAGGTAATTAACATCCAAACAACGACGAATAGCACGCTCCAGCTCGCGCTCTGCGTCTTGAATGGTTTCATGTTTTTTCTTGATTTGCGGGGCTTTGATATACAAACGCTTCATATCCTCACGAATGCCATAAAAAGCCGATTCAAGAGCATCAAGATAAGCTCTCTCACCCTCTTCAATTTCAATCATTTGAATTAGGCGGGTAAACATTTCAGTAAGGTTATTTGCTAAATGCTCCAATGCTTCATCACACATCAACACGGCGTGATTCAACTCTACAGAGCTACGCGCTCCACTGTGAAAACGCTGCCTTTCTGGTGCGCTACTGCGCTCATCAACAAAGCTGTATTTACTCTCGATGTACGGCGACCACTTAAGCGCATGCTTCACCGTGTCATTGGTGAATCGCTCGATATTCTCTTGAGTGGCATTGGTGCGGCGTTTACGGCGGGAAACCTGAAACTTCACATCATCCTGAACGATGCGAGGTAGACGGGGCATAAACTCACGAGCAAACAACGTATGCACTTAATACTCCTTGTAACGTCTAACAGGTTCGATGATTGGCGGGTTGTTCCAAAGGTCGATTGCAGCTTGAGCGTTAGCAGCCTCTAACCCCTCAGAGCCACAATCATTACAAAGCACGAAATAACGCGGCGTGTCGTCTAGCGTGGACTCACAAAAAACCGCGCTACTGTCGCACTTGACGCAAGCTCGGATAGACTGAATTGAAATATGTGTACTCATAGCGTCTCCCACTTTAAAAAACCAGCCCAAGCTGCATTCCTGACGATGAGTGAGACTCTAGCGACAAGCAGCTCGCACTATTCACGGACTCTATTCGCTCGACCAAAATAGACGCCCGGGTTTCTTTTGATTTAGGGCTGTAAGCCCCACTCCACGCTTTATCAATTCCAATATTTCTAGCTACATTAGTGGAGTCTGCCGAGGATAGTGGCACATACCTAAAAATTTGCTGATTTAGCATCCTTAATCCGTGCAGCTTACAAATTGGGAATCCGTTCTTATCTACGATATGCCTTAGAGCATCTTTTAGCTTCTGAATACAACGGGTTGGATACTTCACGTCATACTCACCGCAAGAGCCAATCGCCACCCTCGAAAAGCAGTTCGCCAATCGAATCAATCGCTCGTCAGATTCATCCATATGCCAAACTGGCACACCGAAATCACCATGCGGCCATTCGGCAATCAACTGGTCATTCTCCTTTTCGCCACCTCCGATTACGTCGGGGATAACAGCAAAGTCACAGCGAGGGTGATTTTTCCAGTACTCAACAAATTCGATATAATCAATCCAGTGCTGGTGCCAACAAAAATCCTTGGGAAGCAAGCCTTTTTGCATTTTTTTCCAAATTGGATAGGCACCATTATCCAACCCAAATGACTGACAAATTTCCGAAGCTAACCCTATTTGCCTTGTATCCGAAAAGCTCACAAAAGCATGACGTCCCGCCCACGCCCTGATAGCGCACGTATCTGGAGTTATCGGCCCACCGTGATAGTGAATCATGCAAACACCCCCGCATGGCCAAAGCCAATTGCCACCACTGCAACAAAGGCAGAGCGGGTAACGATTTCTAACTTAGATTTAGAGCTGCAAGTAAATGCAAGTGAGGCAAAAACAAAAATTGAAGCGTCCATTATCTACCCCTATGGTAGTTCTTTAAGGTATTCACCAGCTCTTTTAAGCTCGCTAGTAAACATCGGGTCTTTAATGCCCATATTTGACGCTCGCTCAAGTGCAATACCAGCCCCTCTTAGGTTTTGCTTTTGGTGGTGCGCGAGTTGCAGTTCATTGTCAAAAATAAGCTTTGCGTGAGGATTTCCGCACCTACATTTTGTGTAGCGAGGTATTGCCCCTGTAGGGCGATAAAAGCGGCTAAATACCTCTTTAGAGGTCGGGCATTGATAGGTGTATTCTTTGGGTTCCAGCATTATTTGTTCTCCCACTCAAGCGCATTGACATTTAGCTCACGGCCAGAATCACTTTTATTTAAACCGTGCTTTTCGCGTAGCTTTTGCAGTAGATAACGAGAGCGTTTTAGCTTCTCAGGGTCTTGATTGGCCATGCCCGCCATATCAGGACAAGGCTTGTGAATAGGTGATGACGGCTTGATGTAGTTCGCACCGTCATAGATTGATTTTGATGGGGTGTAATTAACATCCATGAGGTAATCACTCCTCTTGCATACGCTTGCGCATACGTGGTGGGATTGGGAGAGTGATTTGTCCAGCCGCTAAACGGCGGTCAAACTCTAGCTTGTCAATGAGAACTAACGTCCCAGATGTTTCGCGGGGAACTAGGGGAATTATCAAGTCTGCAATCAACTCTTTAGCCTTGGCGCGACTAATTCCAGTCTCTTCACAGAACTTATTAATAGTTTGTACGGTTGCGGTCATAATGTTACCTCGTTACTATCGGGAGTTATTTAGGTTGCTTGTGGATTTCGTGTACGTATGTACACCAATAGAGAGGAGTGTACGAAAGTACACCTAGTAGCGTCAATGATAAAATTGGAAAAAAAATTAAAGGTCATCAGGCTTGAGGAAGAGTTAACTCAAGAGGATTTTTCACAACTTATTGATATATCGGTGCATTCGGTCAAGAGCTATGAATCAAAACGAAGGGAGGTGCACAGTAAAAACTTATTAAAAATTGTGAACCACCCTCGATTTTCTAAATACACACTCTGGCTATTAATGGATGATTTTGATGAGGAGACGAATAAAAAAAGTGGACAGGTAAAACCCGTCCACTTAGAGCAAATACTATACACGCTCGGGGCGCTAAGTTAACTGCCCCTCCTTAGATACCTAGCCGTAACTAGTAGACGGGCGTTGCTATGCTTATCTCTCTAAAATCTACACCTCAAGAGTGCTAGATAGTGAGCTAATCTTCGCATGACGCGCTCTAGTTTATTCTTATTGCATTCGGTCTCTGTAAATTTATGGTACTGCATTTATTTTTTTCCTAGCTATTGACTATTATATAAATAGTGTTGCAGGAACAAAGCGAATGCAGCATAGGGGCGAAAGTAGTGTAGTAACTCTATCGCCCCGAATATATCACTTCAGTTTATGTGGTTAATTGTTAAGCGTCACATTTATAAATATAAGATTATGATTCAGCATTGTGAAAATGGGTACTTCACCACAGAAGACCCGAAGCGATTTTTTGCCCTAGAGCGGGATGCTCAAAGCCACGAAATAACCCTGTCCCTCAGACATAAAGAGGCCTTTCCTAACAAGGATTTTCGGCGTCTAGATGAAATGGTCACACTCTGGTATCGACTTCATGGAAAGACTTTAAGAGACCACATCAGACTTAGAAAGTTGCTTTACAGGTTATCCGAGAGAATGGGGAATCCTATTGCGAGCGACTTAACTAATGAACAGTTTGCCAAGTACCGAGAGCAGCGAACCCAAGAAGTCACCACAACTACCGTTAACCGCGAGCATGCTTATCTAAGAGCAATGTTTAACGAGTTAAAGCGACTGGGTGTCATCAAGTATGACAACCCTGTTTCTGAGGTGCGCCAGTTCAGAGAAAGGGAGGGGGAACTTCGCTACCTATCGCATGATGAGATAGCCAGCTTGCTTGAGGCTTGCGAACGCTCAACAAATCGCTCGCTAATTTATGTCGTGAAAGTTTGCCTTGCCACTGGCGCAAGGTGGAGCGAGGCCGAATCACTTAAGGCAAGTCAAATATCAAAAGGGAAAATCACTTTTCTGAATACCAAGTCAGGCAAAAACCGAACTGTACCTATTAACGATATTCTTTTTAGTGAATTAATGAGCTTGGATAGGTCAGGGGATGAAAGGCTATTCTTATCAAGCCTAAGCGCCTTTAGAAAAGCCGTTTCAAAGGCCAATATCCATTTACCACGTGGACAAATGAGCCACGCCTTGCGCCACTCCTTTGCTAGTCACTTTGTCATGCAGGGTGGGAATATTATTGTCTTGCGGGACATATTAGGCCATAGCGAAATCACCACTACAATGCGTTACGCCCACTTAGCACCAAATCACCTCAATGATGCAATAAAGCTCAATCCATTGAATAAACACCAATAACTATTCAATTAATGTGACTCTAAATTAACCGTCAAATATGGCGGTTTTTTTGTGTATTTTTACTCTGTGACAACCTCATGCGCCCCATAAAAACCATAGTGTAAAATTGCAGATTTTCAAGGTGTTGTTTTTCTTAGTGTTTTAGTGGTTTTCCAAATCCGCGTGTTGGGAGTTCGAATCTCTCCACCCCTGCCATATTTATTGCATGTTTATGCAAAATGAAAAAGGCCGCTATCATTAGCGGCCTTTTTTATCTGTGCGTTGTCTTTCTTACTTCTTCTTGGTCTTGACCACTCGACCATTTTTGATTGTGTAGCCTTTCTTGAGTTGACCATTGGCCTTACGGCCTTTCGCTTTTCTCATTATTCTTGACCTCTAGCGTTAATATTCTTTCGTGATGATTGCTCATCACATCCGTGAGCTTATCGTTAGTGCTTCGAATGGATTTGATGTTAATCCACATCAAGTAAGCCAGTATGCATACTTGGGGAGTTAAGCCCCACTCCCTGAGTAATCCGATTAGGTATAAATCCACTACACCCCCTTAGCCCGTTTTGATAGGTAGTGCTCCACCGCTACACGAAGCATGCGCCTAAATCCAAACGTATCAATGTAAATCATGCCAAGGGCATACCAGTAATACTCAGGCACGTTATCAGCTAAGGCGCTAAAGCCCGCCTCAACATAAGGCGCAAGGTCGGGAACAAAAGCCAGCATGACAGGCAAGGTGGTTAAAATAAGTAAATACTCATCTTTCCAGCCGCGTTGTTGAATGCTGATTTTATCCAGCTCGGCGGCACTGGCATCACCTTGCGCTATGCGCTGGGTCTGGGCAACGGTGACCGCTTCATCAATGCGGTCTTGCCTTTCCTGTTTCTTGGCTTTGATTTCTTGGCGGGTTGTAATGTACCCGCCAATCAAGCCTAGCCCTTTAGCGATTAGGCTAATCATGCGTAGACTGCCTTATCAAGCTCGATATGAGGACCATCAACCAGCGTCACCCAATCACCACCCCATTTAATTGGGATATTCAGCTCTTTAGCGGCGCGTTTAAAGGCATCGGCAACCGCGATGTAATACTTCATATCCCAAGTAATTTTGCCGTTTTCGTCATAAGCCACAAAGTCAATCGCGTGACCCGTTTGGTGACGACTGATTTTGATTGAGCCGTCACAGTTGGATTTATCATCGACGTAAAGCTGCCATTGCTCGGCCTCGGTACGCTTACCGCTTGTGATGCCGAAATCATACGGCGAGTACTTTAAGGCAAGGCGCGTGACTTTCTTTAAGTCGTCATGAACGCCCACCATTCTGGCTTCACTGCGTGCAGATAAAGCCCACTTGCTGACTGTTTGAGTCAGTGCTTTGTTTTTTTTCATCAGGTATACCACCATTAAAATAATTACAAATAGGATTGATGCGATTGCGGCCTTATTCATGCGCTTACGCCTCTAGGTTCTCTACTGGGTCTGCGGGTTGGATTTCGCCGTTTTGTTCTGCTTTGTCGATTCCCCATTGAACCCAAAAGCGGTGACCACGTGGCACTGTCCACTCGTTACCGTCTTGCGGGTTAATTGCAATAACTGCGCTGCTGTCTGGGTTTGCGTATTTCACTTGTCAGATTCCTTATGGTCGGGCATCGAGAGTGACACTTGTAGCTCCAACATTGTTTCCATCCGAAGCAGCCCAAAATAAACGGCAGTAGCTTTCATTTGGGTCAATGCTGGATGGGGAAGTACCAAAGTAACTCCCGCTAAGTGCTGGTAATTTGTGCATATTTGGATAAGTTAAAAAAATCTGCTTATTGTCTGTGGCTACATTTCTAGTCATTGCATATACAGTGGCACTCCCCAGTAACTTCAAGTAAAAAAACTTGCATGGATTTAGCTCATCACTTGACTGCTGATAAACAGGCTTTACCTTGCTATCCGCAGCAATGATGCGGTTGAACTGCGAGTTATCTCCGCTGACCTCAATCTCGATGTACTCACCCGCACCCGCTTGCGCTTGATGATTTGAGCCGTTCACTTTCATTACTGGCGAACCGGATAAAACATCAAAGTTAGTACGCACCAAGCGCGAGCTTTCTAGTGTGTTAGGAATGAGCTGAATGATTGAGCCACTACGCAAATCAAAGCCGCCACCTGCAAGGCGGTAGACCTCAGCACCCGCCGCGCCCGCTTTCCAGCCGTCACAGAAATAATCACCCGCTGCAATAATGCCGTCTGGCTCGCTCGCCTGATTGATTAACCCGCGAGGGTTAATTAATAGGTTTTCAGCAAGCGCTTGACGGGGAGCTGTATAGCCAAACTGCATTAGATTTCCTCCCCGACATAAAGCATGTCACCAGTGACGCCCGTTAGACTGACAGCATTTGAAGCAGGAAAAGGGACGACCGCCCCAGCCGCCACACGCAAGAAGCCTTGCACAATGATGTCGCCCTGGTTGGTTTCAGGTGCTTGCAGAATTAACCCTTTACGTCCTGCCTTTGCTGCAATGGTTTTATTTGCCACATCAAAATTCACATCTGGCAAACCATTAACAACGGGGTCGGGATTTAGGTCATTTTGAATATTCACCTTGACAGGGGTGCTGTCGTCAATCTTGGTGGTGACACTGCCCGAAATGGTGACCGCCTGCGCCCCCTTAAAGGTCACAAGGTACTCACTCGGCCAGTTTTGCACCTCGGTCTTAAATAGAGCGTTACTTGCTGCATAGACAGGCTGAGGGGTAGCAAAGGTGATGTTACTCGGCAGATTGATTTCATTATCTACCGTCACCTTTTGATGGTCATTCGATTGGGTAAATGTACCAAAGCCCGTTCGAATGATGACCTCACCCATTTGCTCACCCGTATTGACCACGGCAAGGCTGATAAACTCTTCACCTTTCGGCACGTTGTTTGTATCACGCTCTTTCATGATGTATTCACGAACGCCGCGAGCCGTTTGAGCACGCACGACAATGTAAGTGTTCGGACACTTTTCAACGAAAATGTATTCGCCCGACTCTGGTAAGCCTGTTTTTAGCTCACCTGCGTTAAATTGCTCTTTAATCATCGTTTACGCCCCGCAAACAGCATCATGAGAATCATCAACACCATGACCACGCCAATAGTGATATACATAACCTTGGCGGTTTCTTTGTTAGCGTTAATGAGTTCGGTCGCGCCTTGAGTTTGTGTTGATTTCACTAATGCGCTCATTTGGTCTAACTGGCGTGAGCTGTGATTGAGCGATTCAGTCAGTGCATTATCAACACTGTCGAACGCCTCGCCCGCTACGTACTCACCAAAGTTAAATGCCTCACGGTTATTTGCTTCAACCGCATCAAGCGCGTGCTCACCAAAACCAAAGGCCGAGGAACTTTGCTTATTCGCAAAATCAAACGCCTTATCAATTGCGCCCCCATCCAGTTGGTTGTAGGTGTAATTGGTGCTTGTGTTGTAGGTGGTGCTCTGGTTGGAGCTGGATTTACTCCCCATTAGTCACTCTCCAATTGGTAACGAAAAACCGCTTCCACCTGTTTGGCACCGTGACGCTCAACCAAGCGCATGACACGCTTTTCTGTTTTGATGTCGCAGTGATAACGCACACTGTGAAAGCCTTTCGCTTTAAGTCGATTTAATACGGCGGGAATGTGGCGATTTAGGTTTTTACCCATTGAGGCAAGCCAAACCACCTCATGAGTGCGACCATCTGCGCCCAGCTCGGGGCGCAATATGATGGTTAACTCATCGGCGATTCGATACGCCTCAGCACTGCCCGACAGTACCTCTGCGCGTAATGCGGGGAGGTTATCGAAGCAGCGCGACATTTGGCGGTCTAGGTCGCTACTCCATGCAATGCGCTTTACTTCTTCCATACCAGTAACGCCACAATCAAAAACACCACAAACGCCGCCGCATAAATGGCCTTGTCTGCCGTACTTGCCGCAGGGGTGCCGATGGTCATTCCCATGATTTGCGGCCCCTGCGCCCCAAAATCGCCATTGGTTGCGCTAGAGCTTGAGCTTGGGGAGATACCGCCAGCACCGCCAGTGATGCCACCCGCACCACCCGCGATACTACCTAGCGCCCCCATACCGGGAATCATTTACGCCCCCAGAACGCCCACCCAAGCAGCAACAACACAAAGACAATCAGCAAGTAGCCTTTTTTCTTGCTCACAACGATGACGTTGTTTTGCTCATTCTTCATGTTTTGCAGCTCATCAGAGGCCGAGCTGTCATTGCTCGATGCGCTATAGCCGCCATTTTCAGAAACTGGATAAGTCATCTACCGTTTCCCTTTTTTATGCCAGAAGTACCAAGCAATAAGCGCGATAACGATAATGACCACTGCCAGCGAGTTAACACTGTAGTTAGAGCCAATCACTACTTGAGGGCCATCCCCGCGCTCTGCCTCTACGACTTCCTTTGCCGTTTCTTTGGTAATCCACCATGAGCCACCCGCCCCCGCTGTGAAGACAAGCGGCGCTAAAAACCAAATCATGGATTACCCCCGTTTATTTGCTGCGAAATGCCAGCACTAGCACGATAAGCAAAATAAAAATGCCGATACCGCCGCCCACATATAACCACGTAGGGTTAATTGCTGTGGGCGCAGTTTGGCTTTGCTTTGCTTCGGTTAATGTGCCACTTGGGTTCGCTGTATTACCAAGCTCTTTGCTAGGCTCTGGATTTTTGGCTTTTTCCTTTTCGACATCGAAATAGCCATTCACCGCATCACCCACCAAATTGCCCGCCCAACTTCCCAAATCGTTAGCCCATTCCCAGCTAGAACTGGTTTCACCTGTTACTACTGCATCAGCCATGCGTCACCCCTTATTCGACGGGGATTTCTTTGTTTTGTACGATGTACTCAAAGAAAACCGGAATTTCTGCCGCTGCCGTTGTGGTTAGACTTAGCTGTAGCGACTCTTTCGAAACAGGTACGAACGCTGATTCACTAGCAAAGCCATGCGCCACAAAGTCAAAACACACCCAGCCGTCTGGCACTTTGCGGTCGTACTCGCGCTCAATGACTTCGTGCATATCCATCACACTGCCAAACATGACAGGTGTGCGGTCACGGATGATTTCAAAATCCGTCACTGCATTGGTTTGCAGCCACATGCGGCGAATACGATGATTCATGCCTTGAAGTGGGAATTTGTGTTTTTGCTCACCCGTCACCGTGTGGCTGATGATCTGCTTATCCACACGAGGAACGAAAAAGCGGTCTGCTTGTGGTGCCGTTTCAAATGCATTGGCATACATAACAGGCATTTCTGGGTCGCTATTGGCTGGCGTTGCTTGGTCTACAAAGCGAGCCGCCAAACGCAACTTAATGCGCACTGTTTCACCCGGCAAAATAACCAGCTCACCGCGACGAATGCCGTCAGTAGTGCGCATGGTGTTATCTGCAAAATCCAAGAACAAACGAGACAGCAAAGCGCCGTTATCTTTCGTGTCAAAGATTTTCTTTTTCAGGTACGTATCACGCGCCTTGAGTTGAGCTGGCTCTACAATGTAGAACTCGCTGCCGTCTTGATATTCCATGGTGATGCGCTCAATACGCTCCCACGGCAAATCTGTGACGAACTCAATGTGCTGATAAGCACGCGCTTCCGTAAGTTCAAAGATGACATCACGCCCATAGCCGATAGATTTCGGCGGGTCTAGCTCAACCATGCGAGGGTTGTATACGCCTTTCACTGCTGATAGAACCGCTGCTGCTTGCATGAGTTTGGACATGGTTTACCCCTTGATTCCGATTTTGCTCGCTGCATCAGATGCAGGTTGCACGTTGTTAATTAGCCATAAGAAAAAAATGACCACCGCTAACGAGATACCACCCGTTACCATGTGTGCTTTTTTCACAGGCCATTTGCTTTTAGCTTTCGCCATTGTTTAAACCTCAGTTGGTTAGAAAACTGGTTGCTGTGAGCTATTACAAAAGCAGGATTTTCGAGGGGTGAAAAGTCGATTTTTAACGCTTAACCTAATAGGTAAAAGTTGCGTTAAAAGTGTGATTTGAGCGATAAAAAAGCGGTTTAGAGAGCCAAGTCAAGGCATGAGTGAGGTAACGCGAAAGCAGACAGGGTAAGGTTTGAGCTAGTTAGATTGGCGGTTGAAAGCGTTAACGCTTGTGTTAACGCTCAACCTGATTTTATGCGGCTTTGCGGGATAGGGGCTTTAGCTTGCCTTTGGTGACGTTGTTAATACCCGCCTTTTTAACGTAGTACTCCAAATCCACTAGTTTGGCGATGTCATCAGCGGGAATGTCTATTTTTTCTGACCAGTACTTCGCATCGGAAAAGTCATCTTGCTTACCCACCCACTTAATCTGTGAGCCACGCAATACCGATTTAGGTACCTCTTGCCCGCGCTGAAATACGGAATGACACACAAGGCCAAACTTGCGCCCACCTTGGTAATTTTCGCCGAGCTGACCGTCCGCTTTCGACACGCTTGTGACAAAGCGAATCAACTCTTCATTAATGATATGCAAGGGACGATTTCCATCAGCAAACGACCAAGCGACCTTTTGAAAAAATTCAAACTCCTTCATGGTTCGCTTACCCACAAGCGCAAGCACAAACGGTCTAGTTTGTCTGCGCAGCTTAAGCAGGTTATCAAAAAACGCTTTGCATGTTTTTGCCTTGTAAACCTTGCGCCCACCCAGATTAGTAAACGTTGCGTAGGTATCAAAAATTATGACATCTTCCGTTTTTGGAATTAGCCCCATATCGTGCGCTCGATGTAAGGCGGTCGTTTTACCGCCGCCAGTACCCGCGCAATACAGCACATGACGCGCCTTAAGTGACTCATTCGGATTTCGTGCCATGCTCACCCCCTTGTGGCTCTTCTAGCTGCTGCGCGTCCTCTTCTCGCAGCGTCTTAATGGTTTTATAGCTACCAAACATCACAAACAACGTTAGTAAGATAACCATTCCCTCTTCTTTAAATTGGCTAACAATACCTGGCACCTTATCTTCGTATTTTTTCGCCAGTTTTCCGTAAGAGGTAGTGAGCAAGGCTTTTTTGGTTTCTGGCATTTGGTAGCGTTCATGGCCAAAGAATTGAATCGCCATTTCCATAACATCCACCACGAACTCACCCGCGACTTCCTCCTCACCATCATCAAACAGCCCGCCTTGCTCAACCTTGGCGGGTAGATTGTCCGTTTCAAGCTCACCATCCAATACGCTCGCCTCTGCCAGCAAGTCGCTATCAAGCTCGAAATCTTCCAATGCTGCCGCTGCTTCTAGCCCTTCAAAGCTCATAGTAGAACCCCCTCTTGCTTAGGCTCAGGTTGCGGTTGTGGCTCAGGCTCGTTATTGGCCTTTGCTCGCTCTTGTTGGGGTTGCGGCTGTGGTCTTTTAAATTTCTTAGCCACGGCGTAAACAATGCCACCACCAACCAAAAGAAGCAGCACAAGCACCAGCACCCCCGCACCCGCGCTTGGCTTTTCGTCCTTATCTTCCGATTCGGTCACGGTCAGTTCAGTGCTTGATTCGCTTTCTAGTAAATCAAGCTCTTCATGCACTTCATCAACAAGCTCTATCTCTTCCTCTGGAATGATAGTTTCCAGCAAACCAGCGTTTTCCAGCTCGGTTTGCAAAGCGGCGCATTCGTCAACTTGGTCATATTTCTGGACGTATTCGAGCAATGTTTTTACTTGGTGCTCTTCACAATACTCATGCACCCCTGCATGAGATTGATTTTTGTGCTCTAGACAGTTGTAGTAGAGCGTATTTTTTCTAGGACCACCCTTTGGGTAATGCGTTGGTGATGGTTTCCCACAATGCTGGCAGGGTACGAACCCCACCACCGGATTTTTGCTACTGATAGACATTATTCGCCCCCTAGTAGGTGTACTACGGCCTTGTTTAATGTGACGTTGATTTGAGAATACTCCTCAAGCTTTTCCATAATGTCGCTCGGTAGCCCCATCTTTTCAGGTGATAGGTTGCCTGACATCATCATAGGCATGAGCTTTTTGGCTACTTGCTTCAAGGTCACCCCTTTAAACTGCGAAACGAGCTTTTGAATTTCCATTTCCAGCTCACGCCCACGCTTTGCTAGGTCTAATAGTTCATTTTTGGTCATTGGTTGCTTTCCTTACATTGTTGTTAATCGCCCGTTTCGAAGTCGCAACGAGGTGTATTTATCGACGGGGACAGTTGCCCCTAATGAGAGTGGTTTGAGCAAGCATTGAACCCCTTTAACGCTCCATCCGGTCACGTCCATCAAGGCTTGCTCAAGTGGTGAAATCGTTGGTTTTTCGACTTGGTTACACTTATTTTCAGTGCTCCAAGGAGAGGCTCCGCCTCTCTTAAGGTCAAGAGCGCGACGCTTTACGTCTTTCGTTTTTACTAAACTAAAGTGCTCACTACAGGTTTCGAAAACCT